AATAAACTTCCATCTGTGTCGCCGAACCATAAACATTCCATTTCCATTTGTTGTACAAGTTCATTATAATCTGCTTCACTCATTTCATCTTGTAACTGCTCACGAGATAGTAGATTTTCAAGTACACTTATTTGATAAGGTAAGCCACATATAAAATATTTCTTTGCATCATCAAAGAAATTAAGAGTATAGCTTTGAGCTTTTTTCCATGCCCATGAACTTTTAAAGTAAGCACTGGACATATAAATTTCTTTATTTCTTTCTGTTAAATGTGCATATTCTGGTTTATTCAAATATTTAGGATGGCGAGGACTTGTTAAGAATTTTCTTAATACAGTATTTATAACTGTTTCATCAACCATTCTAAATTCATCAACAACAATAATGTTAGCTCTTGCGGATCTTGAATTTTCAGAACTGGTACGAGTTTTTATCCAAGAACCATTCTTAAACGATATGGTTGCATCATTTTGTCCAATATTGCATTTTTCAATTTCACTTCGTAAAATTGCCGACTGTTTCATAAAATCATCTTGGATTTTTAATAAAACTTCATTAGCCTGTTTTAAAGTTCCTGAACTAACAACAATTTTTGTGCCGGGGAATAATATACATCTAACAACACAGAAGAGTGCAGTTAGGTATGTTTTACCCTGACCTCTTGCAGCAAGGTACATCATAAAGTTATAATGCATCATTGCATATATCAAAATCTTTTGAAATAATTTCAACTGAATACCCAATACCTCAGAAACAAATCTCTGTGGATTAGCTCTGTAATAAGCACATCTCCAAGCAACAGTGTCCATAATTTTTTGAGCTTTATCTCGCTCAATGTCTTTTACAGTTTTTACTTGTGTAGCCATTATTCCTCATCTATCTTCGAACCAAATATTTGGTCAAAGAGAGCTTCTGAATCTACATCTTCGTCATACTGCGGCTTGGTCACAGTATACTTACTAATAAACCTTTCATATAAAGATGAGAATGCGTTCTTTAATCCCATCATTTTAGATAGGTGGCCTTTAAAGAAAACATCTATGTATAAGCCTATTTTGTCAACATCTCTAAATTCTTCATCTGGCTCAGGGATAGGCTTTTCATCTTCCCATTTCGCAATTAACTGTCCGAATGTCTGAAAATCTGCTAAAGAATCTGAGTTTGATTGAGATGGCTTTACAGATAAAGAACCCATTAACTCTTGTAATGTTTTATCTAATTCTTTTGTATCTCTACCTATTTTCTGTGCTTTATCTATTTCTAATTCCTTGAAACATATTCTCTTAAATAACAACTCTTGTGCTTTATTTTCACATGCATATCTTGTTGTCCAGTCTTGATATTCGGTTTCTAAAAACATATAGTCTTCATTAGAGTATCCAGCACCAAATCTTTTTTTGGCAGCCTTAATAGTTTTAGCATTTATTTTTGTTTCTTCTTCTTCCGTTACAACTCCAAGTTCAAATTCACTATCTGTCCAAGTTTTATTTTTATACTGTGGCAATGATTTCAACGGAACAAGATAAGCAAGAAACGGTGCTTTTCTATTCTTTTCATTAACTTCATCTGCAACAGTTTTACAAGCAGATTCATATAAATCATCTATGTAGGGAAGATTCATTTTTTGAAGCATTCTCTTCACAGAGTCTTTTGTTTCATTAGGTTTATCAGTCTTTTTATCTCTCTGTTCTACTTCTGCAAGAATACATTTTTTGCATTGTGGAAATACACCAATTGCGTATTCATTTGAAGAATAGAAATTATCTCTGCTTATAAATTCACCACATTTAGGGCAAAGAATATAATCCTGTTCAATTATTTTGTTATAATCACGAGACAACTCGTTATAATAAGTTTTAACCTTGCTTACAGTAGCCGATTTAATTTCAGCCTCCGAGCGAGATTGTTTTAAATATGCCATCTATAAGCAACCTCCTTTTTATCCATTTAATAAGAGCCGGTATAGGGACTCGAACCCTAAACCTACTGATTACAAATCAGTTGCGCTGCCAATTGCGCCATACCGGCAAATATAATAGGAGAGTAGCAGTAGCCACTCTCCATATCATTTATAAATCTAAAAATTACAACCAATATAACTGCTTACAATAGTAAGTGTTTCAGGACTGCTACAAGAAACCCTTAAAGCAAATCCCCATTGTTCATTCTGATTCATATTTTCCCATGAACGATATATTTTTACAGTTGAGCCAATCACATCAGTACTCATACCGCTGCAACTTACAACAGAAGTTACTGGTTGAGAAAACGTAACCACCCATACAGAATCCGGTGCATGACCAGCATCAATACTAAAATGATGAGCATCAAATTGAAACTCTCTAGAATCATCACTATTAACTAGATTATTGGTTTCACCATTCTTATCAATAATCCAACAAGTAGCACCACTTGCAGCATATACACCTTCTGCTAATCCTTCATTTATTTTTACAATTGGTTTTTCATATTTCATTTTTTGTTTCCTCTAACTAAGTTCTACATTGTAAATTGCATCTATTCCTTTAATAGAACATACCAATACTGTTTGACTAGCCTTACCACTAAGTCTTTGAGATAAAGTATAATCATCACCGCTTCCGGCAAGACTACCACTCTGAATATATTTAATCCCATTAAACTCTTGATAAGCAGGAGTATGTCTATGACCACCAATGATTGCATATGGGAAAAAACCTAACATCATACAAAGTTTACCTACAGCATTAGAGTTCATAGCATCATTGTCACCATGCACTCCTAAGTATGTTTTCCCTCTAACTGATAAATCAGATATTCCAGAATCTATGTTTCTATGTAAAACTACAATGTTATCAATATGTTTAGTCATCTGCTCAATAATCCAAGTAATCAAACTATCAAGACGCTCATCTTTTATATCCTTATCTTTATTAGAAATAAGTCTACTATGATTGCCGGCAACACCAATGATAAACACACGTTTAAAATATTTACTTAATTCAACTGCAAAATTAGTAATAAGTTCAGCCGACATTTTAACTTGTTCAATTACATTTTCTTTATTTGATACCTGAATACTTAAATGAATATTTCCAGAAATTTGATCTCCGAGCAAATTCAAATACACATTCTCAGAATTGTGCCTTCTGCCAATTTTGATAATCTCTAATAAATAATCATCAAGTCTTTTCTTTGCAATAGAAGAGTTATATTCACCAAAACAAGAATTGAACGTCTGACCTATATGTAAGTCGCTAAGACAACAAATCAAATCATTGTCACTATCAATTTCAACATTTTCGTAATTAGTAAACTCAATCTTTCCAATTTCAGAAAGTTTCTCTTCTAAAATAGCCAACGTTTCTTCAACACGAGAATCTGCATAATTCTGTCTCTGCCATGCATTTCTTTGATCACGAAACTTAATTGTATTTCTTGCAAGTTCTCTATTTATAGCATCAAGTTTCTTCTGATGTTCTTCGCATTCCATTTTAGAAAAACAACCATCGTAAAATTTCTTTGCTGCCTGATACCTTTTTCTAAACGAGCTTTCATCTCTCCATTTATCTTCATCAATACCAAGCTCTTTATTTACAATATTATTAATAGATGCCCAACTCTCGATTTTACTAGAATCGACCATCTGACCTATTTTCCATAAAAACTGTTCCTCAGTTTCTTCTGGTAATTTCTTAATATCAATCATCCTATTCCTCCAAAAAAATAGGAGAGTGCAAAATTTGCACTCTCTTTAAATATTTGCACTTTTATTCTTCATCAATTTCAAGTTCTTCATCTGTCTGCGTTTTAATAGACAGTGTTACTCCCATAGAAGCAAACTTATCCAATAAAGTCTGAACGGAGATGGTTTCTTCTTCCTTATCTTCGTTAAGATATGTAATAGTGGTAGAGGTATCATTAAATGTACCTTTAACCGCAATTGCTTCTGTAGTTGTTTTCTTGTAAGATAACTGTTTTGCCATTTTATTTTTCTCCTTATTTTCCATTATATTTATCATTTTCTTGACATCATGAAAATGGTATGTTAGTATGTTATTTGTGAAAGTTTACGCATTTTTGCATTTAAAAAATATCTTCAAAACTTTCTACTAATTTAGATACAACATTATATTTCACTAATTCATCACTTGTTAAATACCAATCCTTTGACTTATTCTTGTTAAATGTCTTTTCGTCAATGTCAGTTCTTTCAAGAATATAAGATTTCATCTCGTCTATCTGCCTCTTATAATTCTTCTGAGCCATTTCAATCTGTTCCGCAGTTCCAGAGAAAGCAGCAGAACCTTCATGAACCATCAGGTTAGAATGCTTAAAAGCATATCTCTTATGACCAGATAGAAATATCATAAATCCAGCACTCATTGCTACTCCCATAGCAATTGTAATAACCGGTATACGACTAGCAGATACAATATCAATCAGACTGTTCGCCTGTTCTAAATCACCACCATATGAATGTATCCAAAGATAAATAGGTTTTAATTCTTCCCTTGGAATATCCTTTTCTTCCATATTCATCTGAATAATTATTTTACCTAATTCTACAAGGTTGTACATCTCATCAATTTCATAATCAATATAAAACGTTCTATTTTCTCTTGCTTTCCAATAAGTATATTCTTCTGGTGATAAATACTTATCATTTTGAGCATCTGCCAAAATGTTTGGTAATAAAATTTCCATATCTTTTCTCCTTATTCTCCGTATTTGTCTTTCAGCATATATCAAAAGACACCCACACGAATTCTCGCATGGATGCCTTTCAACCGTAATCAATACGGCTATCTCCTTATAAATTTATTTTTGTACCTCTATTAACAGCAATAACCCTAGTAGACTTTAAGCAGTTTGATATTGCTGTTTCTAAATCTTCCTTAAATTCTAATTTACTATTATTATTAGAATGTACCAAATAAATCTTGTCACAGTTTATAGTTTTATAATAATTTATCAATTCATTGCGCTGCATATGCGAACTGAAAGAAAGTAAATCTATAATTTGAGCTTTATTCTTATATGGTTTGCCATTAATATTAATTGTTTTCTGTTCTTTTTCGTGTTTTATTTTCCATGCCAATGTATCTTCACCGGCATAACCAATAAATAAAATGAGATCATTCTCATTTGGTAAAATACTCTGAACCCATTTGACACTTCTTCCGGCAGTTAGCATTCCAGAAGATGAGCAGATTACCTTTGCACCTTTATCTGAAATAGCAGCTTTACTATCTTCCGGAGTAATTACTCTACGGATATTTTTCCACTCCATCATTTCATCAAACTTATCTTTTTCTTCTCCTTCGAGAATAGAGGAATAACAATCCAATAATCTATTAGCCAATGGACTATCTACCAAAACCGGTATATTAAAATTCTCGTCTTGTCCAAATAAAGAATATAAAATCCATAATATATACGGCATTCTATCAAGAGAGAATGTAGGAATTAATACCCTACGTCCATTATCAACGCAATATTGTTCTACCGCAGATTTAATCTTTTCAATATCTTTCTCTAAAGTCTTTTTAGTAATTTCTTTACCTCTTGCACTCTTTTATTTCAATATTTAGTTGTGTTTTGTGTTATACTTTATTTTAACTAGTTTACTAAAAAATTAAGCGTTAATAGCATCCTTAATGGCCTTACCAAATTTACACTTAGGTGCATACTTAGCAGGAACATCTACAGTTGTTCCGGTAAGAGGGTTTCTTGCAGTGGTAGCCTCCTTATAAACAGCAGTCAAAGTAACTCCGTCCATCAACTTAACTTCTTCGTCCTTAATAGTGTCGAATACTACTTCCTGAAGTGTCTCCATAACGGTCTTTACATCCTTCTGTGTATAACCTGCCTTTTCATCAGCAATTGCCTTAATTAATTCTGTCTTGTTCATTTTTTGTTCTCCTTTTATTCATATAAATTTTATTTTTACCTTGATCGTCCAAGGATTTTGTTTGTATTTATGTTTCTATTTAATTTTAACTTGTTTAAGAAAAAATAATATTTCCTATTTCTGCACCCTTGTTATCAAGAAGTTCGTAAGATACCACATAAGAAACAATTTTGTTTCCTTCTTTATCTTCACGTTCAACCTTGATTCCTTTACATTTATCATTAGTGCAGGTCATCTGATTTCCACCAATATAACTCATGGGTTGACCGCAAGCTTTACATTTATGCTTTGAACAGAACTTCTCTTTCTGTTCTTTTAATTTCTTTTCGTCATCAGTTTTCTTTTTAATTGGTTTACAACCCCAGCTCTTAGCTGCCTCCTCGAAAGAAGAGTAGTGTTCAGTAGTGTTGCGTCCCATTCTAAATTCTCTCATATCCATGTTCTCCTATATAGTTTTTCTGATCAGACCCCATATAAAGCCTGGGGTCACAGGCGTTATGCATTCGAATTCCCTATTTGTATACCGCAGTTGGCAATAGCGGTTGAAGTACTTTGGCAAAACGCCATTTCTCTTCATAAGTGGATTTAACGCCATATTTAATTTTGATTAGTTTAAAAGGTTTTTTTAAAGGTCTAATTTTGCTCGGTATACATAATTGTCTTTGAAAAACACTTTAAAACAGCACTTGAATTAACATCATACAATACTTTTAACAATAAAGATTTATTAGTATTAATAGTTGTTAATATATTAGAATCATTACTACGAATATTAGGTGTTATCAAAAAAGCTCTATCAAGCAACCAAGATATTAAACCTAAATAATTTTTAGATATATAGATACTTTTAATATCACTTATTAACGAATCATAATCACTTCTCAATAATAAATAATTATCATTTTCATCATCTTCAATATTATAATTATATAAATCTAGTGAATATTTTTGAATTAACTCTTCAACTTTTTTTGATTTTCTTCTATCATCATTTATTGGATATTTCACAAAAAACTCATTCATCATAAGTGTAGTAGCAGTATTTCTGTATCTACCAACTCGAATATCAAAGATATAATTCATAGGACATATCAACTGTTCATTAATGCGTTTCTTATTAAATCCTTTTCTTATTACGCTCCAGAAGGCTGGATATCCATTTTCTTTTATATTCATATCTTTCTTTATTCGAGTAATCTCTTCAGTTAAATCAATATCAAATCTACGTTTGGCATTATCTATTGCAACTTGTGCTAATACCGAAAGAATACACACATAATCCTTATATTTCTGATCATCAAAATTATATGTATATGTTAAACATACTTGTGCCAAATTACTCGATTCTCCAATAGCTAATTGAGCCGCAGCAAGATTATTATCTATAGCAGCATAATTTTCCAATGATAAAGAATAACTATTTTTTTCCTTTGGAATATTATTAACAATAGTAGGATAGTGTAAGTAACAGTGTTTTGCATACTGTACAATGTCCGGCTGATTAGTTACATATAAGGAATCTGAATCTTGGTCTGAACCATTATTGCGATCTTGGAAATCTGTACCAATCATGTTTACAGCAATAATCTGTTTTCCAAACTTAAAATATTTATCAAAATATTCATGATGAACATTGTGTAAATACCCCATATTATTTTTACTATTGAATGGAGAACGAAATTCTGCTAAATATTCACCATCTTCAAACCTTTCTGTCCAGCATTGTATTGTATCTTGCTCTACACAGAAAGTGCAGTCATTATTTATATCAACCCCCACTGAATGAAGTAACATTGCATAAGGTGAGCCTATAATTACAAGATTGTCTGCGTTCTGAATAATTTTTCCATTTTTGAAATTCAGCACATAAGCTTCAATGATTTTTCTTTTTCTGTCTCTGAAATATTCACTTCTCAAAAAATCTCTATTCTGTTCAACCAATGCTACCAGTACTTCATAGTCATTTGAAAAGTTTGTATTATCTCTAAGATAATTCAAAAACACATCATCATTAGTCTTAAGCTGCTCAATATAATCCATGCTGCACTGAACAACCTGTGGCATAATGTTCATATCCAATGAATTAATCATTTGATAACTCATTCTTTGAACTTCTCCAAGTTTACTTTGATGAGCAGTCTTAACAATACCAAACATACAATTATTTGCTTTAACCCAATTACTCCAATATTCATAAGAAACATCAAACTTTAACCACTTCATAGCGTTGTCTGTAGTAATAAGCCTTATATCTTTTACTTTTACATCATTACCAAACATATCCTTTACCGTTGCTGTTTCATATTTATCTCCGAAGTATTCTTGCATAAATAACTGGATATTTGCATGAAATGCTGCCATTTTACACAAATGATGTCTAAGCAAAATATATCCTTCTCCCCATTCTGGAAAAATAGAAGTGTCAATCAAAGCCTGCCCATCAAACAATGTATTCTTTACTTTATAATCATCTATCGGAACTGCTTTACAATGTTTGTTTTCATCTGTTTCTACACTGATAACTTTAGTATGAAAGAAAGAATCAACATCTTCCACAACTAAGATTTGTTCAGGTAATATCTGTACTCTTCCAACAATAGAAGATGTAATAAGAGAAGAGTAAGCTCCCATTTCTACCATAGGAGAATTTTCTACTGGCAACTGTATTCCCATGTGTAAAAAATCTTTTGCTATGTTGTACAAAGTCTCATTAATAAACATGCAAGAACCCTTCTTAGCTTTTCCCGGTGTTCTATACAACATCTTATAATGAATTTTTTCTTCTTTGATTACATCACCTTTTTTATTATGAGTCTGATAATTTATATCAACACCTTGAGTATAAAAGATAGTACGTATTTCCTGATGAGATATTTTTTGATATTTATCTTTGTTCTGTGTGGCACGTTCTTTCAAAAATTCGATTTTCTGAACACGAGCTTCTTTATTATCTTCGGATATTGTTTCATCTTTTTGAATATCTTTTATGATTTTGTCAAAATTCTTAATTTCATCTTCATATGAGCGTGTACCATAATTAAACTCTATACAAATAATATCTCTGGTAGATTCTCCTTTCCAAATGTTAAGTCCATTATCTTTTAGAAAATCACTGAACAAACTATTTGTAAACATCGCATCTGTACTATCAAGCCTATCTCTAATTCCTAAATTATATCCATATAAAGAACCGGCTTCAAAGTTCTTTATCTTAAGTCCATATTCTGACATTCTTCACCGTCCTTATTTTTTATTCCATCATCTTCAAATTTACTAAACACTTCCCAAGAATCCTAACAAACTCATCACATTCTTCAGTAGTAGTATCTTCTCCAATACTAATTCTTATAGTACTGAATGCTTCTTCATCACTTAATCCAATAGCCTTAAGTACTCTAGAAGGTTCCGGATTGCCAGATGAACAAGCAGATCCTGCTGAAACACAAACTCCACGCATATCTAAGAGAGCAATAAGTGCTTCCGCATTTGCCCCCTCAAAAGTGAGAGAGAGGTTATTGGGAAGTCTATTAATCAAATCACCATTTAATTTAACTTCTATGTTTAATTCTTTACACTTCTCACAAACCTTTTTATAAAGATAATCTCTTATTTCTCCATTAGGAAACTCTTTCTTACTCATTCTTTCAACTTGATTTCCTAAAGCATATATGTATGGAAGATTCTCTGTGCCAGCACGTAAATTTCCTTCTTGGTGTCCACCATGAATAATAGGATAGAGGCTAATACCTTTCTTCTTATATAGAACCCCTATACCCTTTGGACAGTTTAGCTTATGACCACTAAAAGTTAATAAGTCGCAACCTAATTCTTTTATATCTACCGGAATCTGACCAATGGTAGTAGTGGCATCACAATGAACTATCCCTCCATGATGATGTACAATCTCTGCAATTTTTTTAATATTATTAATACTACCTATTTCATTATTCGCAAGCATGATTGATACAAAGCAGTAGTTAAAATAACTTAATTCTGAAATTAATTGCTTAAATCTATTTATTTTAACCTTCCCCGTGTTATCAACCGGTGCAAATCCAATCTTATACCAACTATTTTCAAACAGATGTAAACATGTATTATAAACACTCGGATGTTCAATCTGAGTAGTAATAATACAATCATACATATTGTTTGCTTCTAAGAATCCTTTAATTGCTAAGTTGTTCGATTCCGAACCTGACGAAGTAAAAATAATTTCCTCTGGATCCGCATTAATAAACTTCGCAACTTTTTCTCTACTCTGTTCCAATAATCTTTTCGATTCAATACCAGGCGTATGAATAGAAGATGGGTTTCCCCATACATTCTCTAAACACCACGTTACATCTGCAATTACTTCCTTACTTGGCTTAGTCGTAGCCGCATTATCAAAATAAATCATTAACACTTTCCTTCCCCTATATAATATCAATAGAAATTTTGGTAAATTCCACACTTTATTTTCAGACTACCAATTTACCGTATGAGCTATTTAAAACGAAATTTAGTGTTGTTCATCACAGTAATATCAATAAAATATAACCAAAGAATATTACTTCTTCTTAGAAGCCTTTGCTCTACCTTCCGCAAGTCTTTGTCTCAATAACTCTTTTTGTTCTTCTGTCATTTCTCTTTTCTTTCCAGTGCCAGGGAGAGAACCTGGGTTTACTTTTATCCACTTAAGAGGAATTTTTGCACAGATACTTCCATCTTTGTTTTCTACAAAATATTTAAATTCATCTTTACGTTCTTCATACAGTTTTTTCATTCTATTAATATGCTTTACATTAGTAAACGTAACTGTAGCAGTTCTCTGTCCTGACAAAAATTCAATCATATTCTCATTATTCTCCATATTTACACCTCAACTTTCTCAAACCAATATTCACTATTCCTGGTCTTAATTCTTATCTGATTATCAACTCGTTCAATACTCTTAATAGTTGAACTTCTCATCATTTGGCCACTATTATCATTGTAAACAAAGCCAATAACACTATCTACAAGTGGCATCCAATAAAAACTTCCAACAAGAGAATGGATAGCAGCAATATCATCTAATTTGTCCGTACCGTCATTACTTGTAGCTTTAATCATTTTATACATTTGTCTAATTCCTCCCATAAATCATTTACATTATACATCCACGGGTCTTTATACCATGACTGTATTTCTTTTCCACAACATGAACATCTACTTGTAACTAACAAAGCATTTGAATATACCGTTTCGTTTTCTTCGTGCCTGTAATTATCTGAAACTCTAAAACTATCATCTGTAGCAATTATAATAGTATTTTTACATTCTACATCTCTAAATGTATGTGGGACAAAAACACCATGTTTGAAAAAATCAATTAACGCTATAAAATAGCATTTTAAAATCCTTACATTCATTTGATTCTCCTTTTGTGCAATTTTATTTTAACTAGTTTAAATTATTTTTAAAAAATTTTCTTACCAATCATAGTAGCAATAATATCTCGAATATCTTTTTCTGCAATTATTCTATCAGTTTCCAAAGATTCAACAACATCTGTATATGCTTGATTCTGCTTCTCTAAATTCTTAATAAATTGCTTATATTCATTAATCTGATCTGTATTTTCCTTAATAATAGAAGAATAAGTTTCTTTCTGAGTTTGGATACCTAAATTCACTGTATTATAAGATTCTTTTGCAGCATTTAACTTCTGCATTAATTTATTTATGTATTCCTGATTAAACTCGTTACCAAGACCAAGATCAATACTATATAAAGTAACTACATTACACTTCGCAATATCTACAATAACTACCCATGTGCCATTTAAGAAAATATCTACCGGTTGCTTATTAAACTCATGTGGGGACTTTCCAGAAAATAGAAGAGTACCGTACTGAATCATCTTATATATATCTTCTTTAATTTTCTGCTCATGCTGTGCAATAAATACTGTTACATCTGCTTTTGAATCCTTATCCATTATTCTTAATGCATATCTTTCCTTAGCATGTGTTGAAATTCTAATGTTCTCTAACGTATATTTTGGTTCACTCATTTTTACACTCTCCTTTTATTTTAACTAGTTTAATTCTTTTTTATATTACCCTGATTTCAAAATATTGTCAATAGGTTTTGCAAAATATTTATTTTGATTAGTTTACAAGGTTTGAATTATCAATTCTTAGTAATTTCTCAGCTAACATCTTTTGTACCTCTACATAGACCAAAGGGTATGTAAACCCAACTTCTTCTCCATCTAACAACATTTCTACTACATTATCAGAATTAATGCCTTTTTCTTCTGCTATATTCTCGGCTTGTAGATTAATTTTATCTATAACCTTTTCATTAATAGCTAATTTCTGTAATTCAACTTGATCCTGGGGGAGAGCAGTGATTACATTTTTTCTATTATAGATAATATGATAAGCTTGATAAACTTTATCCCAACCATATATTTCTTTAAATTTCTGTTCTAATGTATCATAATATTCCTTCTTCTTTTTTATATTTGAAAATATTAACTGTCTCTCGTCTTCAAATCCAAATTCTAAAAGAGTGCTTCTTTTTAGTTCTAATATTTTTTCAGTTTCATTTACACTTGCTTCATGATATTCGTAGTTTCCATTTTCAAAACAAGTACTAATCATATATGGTTTATGCCATTCTATAAGATAACGTCTTTTTAAACTATTCAAAGAACTTTCAACAATTTTTGATAGATAAGAATTACTTCTTTGATAAAAATTATTAACTTCAAAAAATGTTATTGATTTATTATGTTCTTCTAAATTTTCATAATTATCTTTATATAAATCATAATTGTTATTTACCATTCCTAATAATAACCAAAGTCTATTCTTAATTATATATATTTCATTTCCCGGCTGCTTACTCAAATGACTTAACAAAACACATTCCACATACTTTACATATATTGAATTTTTTGGAACCGCACGTACTTCTTTATCCAATGGCGAAGTATATATATCTAAAATTAACCATTTACGATTGACAGATTCAAATTCTATATATCTTTCTAATTCTTTTAATTGTGCTTTCTTTTGATTGCCGCTAGAATAGTATGGAATATTAAGCCTATCACATACTTCCTTATATGTAATTAGTTCTCTGGGTTTTATTTTTTTTAATATTTCTTCATAGGATAAGTTTATTCCGTTTCCTATTGCTAATGTTGTTTTTGTTCCTTTTCTTGGCATATTTATCTCCTCATATTTCTTTATACATATTGTATATAATTATTCATAGAATGCGTTTTTGGTCAAAAAATCGTCAATTTTCCCTTATTTTATATGGCGAAATCTATTCGACCATTTCCTACGGATATATATTATTATATATATTATCCCTGCAAAATGGTCGAATCCATTTTGACTTTATTTTATTGGATTTTTTGACTATACCAGATTGCGATAATTTTAGCAGTCCAGTTTTATGTGAATTTATTTTAACTAGTTTAACCTATTCTTACCCTACCACAATACACAATTGTTGTCAACATATTTATTTTGATTAGTTTAATTTATTTTACATTTATTTAATAGTGTTATGCACAGCACCTAACAGGTGCGTCAGTGCAAACAACTGGAACGTAGTGAACGTTAGTGAACGCAGTGTAAGGCGTTAGTCCGAATGAAGCAAAGCGAAGCTTTGTGGAATGAGCTTACTAACAAAGGTTTATATATTATGAAGCCATTATATATTAAAACCTTTTATTGTCAACAATCTTTTATTAAGTTTGACACTTCGCTTCGCTGCGTTCTCAGCTACATGTATTCCACTTCGTTCCATACAGTAGCTGTATCCATTTTTATCTTTTTTGTCCGTTTTATTTTTTTTCTTTCTTTAAATAATAGGAAAGAGTATATCAAAATATCTTTACACATAATGTTTTATCATACCCTCTCATATAGCAAATGTCTGGTTTTTGTCTGATTAATTATTAGTTATATCTTTATATCCATATCCGGATTCTTAAATCCTATTATATTTATATTTTTATGTTTCATTATCTTTATATGATACTTATTTTTACAAACTCCTGGTTATGCAATATTTGTGTTTTGTGGATAAGATCATAGAAATCGAAGATTTTAAGTTGTTTTATTTGTGTTTTTAAATGTGGATAAGTTGTGGATAGTTTTTTAGTTTGATTGGTTTATTGGTTTATGAGAAGATGGTTTTGATTGGATTTATTAGTGTTTTGCGATGTTGTGTGCGAGATGATAAAATCGTAGATTTTTTGGTTGGTGTGTGAATGAACTAGCTAACCAGGAATCACGAAAATCCGCATATTTACTAGGTTTTTAGCACCCCCCATCATATAAAAACACTCCTCAAATTAAACTTCCAAAAATCGCAATTTTGGGTAGTTTTGTGGGGTATTTTTTGGCAAAAAAGTCTGTTTGCAAAGTTTTGGCGATTGTGGTGTAGTGTAGTCAGTTCAACCGAACCGACATAGGCTTGGTTGACAAGAACAAATAAATTATATTTTATAGTGCAAAGCACAGAAAGGTTGGTATTTATGATTAACATGACACAGTTCACAAACACAGTAGCAGACAACACAGTAGTAGTAAACGGAGCAACTTTTAAGGTTGCAGATGATGTAGCATTAAAGGTATTGCAGTTGATTAGTGGTATCGAGAGTAATTCACAGACAGTTAGTGTATCTAACGTATCTAAGACATCTGCATCTAAGACAGAGGAAAAGACACCTTATGTAGCCACAAGGACTTCGTTCCACAGTACCAAATCAAAGAACAGACTGCAACAGATGGTACACAGTTATTCTGTATCTCACGAAAGAATGGTTGGACACGTTCTGAAAAGTCTTTGATGAACAAGGCTATCAAGGAACTCAAGGGTATCAAAGAGATTGAGGTATCTTATGAGAAAGACGGTAAAACTCGTACTTTCAAGGCATGGGGATATAACACAGAATCCACTGCTAAAAAGCATCTCAAAGAGTTGCCCACAGTTTTCACAGTAGCACAGTTGAATGGCGAGGTTTAATACCTTGTCATTCTCTGAAATATATATTATAATCATAGAGAGGTGGTGTATATGATGCCATATGAGAATACGGCAGAGATTGTGAGAAATCTCACAGAACAATTAACTGCTAGAGTAATACTAGATGGTTTTGCTCAATGCGAGTCACTTGAAGATTTTCAGTATTGTCTTAACAAGTACAATCGTCAATACAATATTGATAATCCGATTGATGACAAAACTCGACTAGGCGAGTATAAATAGCCGTTAAGCCTAGTGCGTTACACTCTCTTTTGAGAGTGTAGGTCGGAACACGACATAGTGTTCAAGCCGACATAGGCAATATGCGAATTAGCATTTTGTTTATGTCTTTTTTTGTGTGTATATGTATATACGCATATACATAGTTACGATTTAGTAACTCTAATCATCTAATTCTGCATTATAGCAGACAATTCTGCCGAGATAGGCGAACATTTTTCTTACGTTCTCTTTACGTTCTAGTAAGAGTACGTCAAGTTTTCGTGAAAGAAAATCCCATACCAAATAAAACCGTGAATAGTTGTAGAGGACAGATAGCCAAACCTCGAACGATTCATAGTTATTGAGTTTATCAACAAAGTGTAAAAATATAGGTTAGTGCTTTACGATTTATTAGGTTGCGACTGAATAATCGTACTGATTGAGAAAATCTCAAAGAGTGACTTTAAATGTAGTGATATTACCGAATCACGATTAGTCACACACAATATCTAGGAAAGGTGGTGTACACAGATAAAACAATAGCATTGAATTTAGGGTGTCTGACAAGATGAGTGATAAACATTATAGTTTAAAACCGTTAAGAAATGACCTAAGTTGGTGGATATAATCTGTTAGGACGAACAAGGGAGTGGTGCTCCACCAAGTTATAGACCTCAACCGTTATAGGGTTAGTTGGATAGAAGTAAGTCAGTGGTGCTTTGAAAGGACTAACATGTTGGATATGTCAATACGAATATCAAAATGACTTGGTACAAATATATAAGGTGTTGGTCATGCCTTATATCAAGATTGCTCATTTAGAGTATATACCTCAGTGTAGGGTAGTGTGTCGTATAGAGTAATGTGACAGTAAGGAATAAACCCATTCATTTATGGTTTGTCATACGAAATATATAAGTCTTTTGCTCGACTACATCATTATCATTAGATGATGGACACATAGAGTATCATTGGTTTAGATATATTTCTGTACATTGCGAGAGCATATGAGTAATTGGTAGTGTTAAATGGTGTAATACCATTTGTGTATCCGAATCCGTAAGGATAAGGTGTAAGGAGTATTCCGACACGAGGTAGTGAACGATGAACTCACATAAATCCTAAAAACTATATAAATTACAACTGAATATAGTAAATAAGCCACTAAAATTGGTTCGGTTATATTGCCTAACAAGTAATATAATATTTATAGATTATCTATGATTAACGACTAGGTTCGATTCCTAGAGTGGCTTTTCTAGAAATAAAATGTTATAATAATACATAGAAAGGAGTGATAATATGATTGTCCCAATGTTAGATGATGAGCCGATTACAGAAGAATACATAGAACGGAACATCAGAGAAAACGAAAGAATGAAAATCATTCTAAAGATGCAGAAATGCAAAACATTAGAAGATTTTCAAACGCTAACAAAAGAACTTGAAGAGTCTATTAGTAAATAGGCTCTTTTTTATTGCCAAAACCAAAAATAGAAAGGAAAAGGTGAACAAAAATGAGTAAAAGAGAACTTGATTCAATATTAAATGAAATGGAAGATAAAAGAGAAAAGAAAACAGAAAGACCACAAATACCTCAATACAATGGATTCCGAAGTGAGTGGTCAAGTTATATAGCAGAAAATCTTGATAATCTATACCAATAATTAGACATGAAAAGAAAAGGAGGAGAAAAAAAATGAAGAAGTACAAAGTATATGACAAAGTAACCAAAAGATTTTTGGGGATTATGGAAATTTCTATAACAGAGAAATCTAGATATGTAACTGATTTCATATTAAAGGAGGTAATGTAATGGAAGCACGAAAATTAGAATTTACGCAAAATGAAACAATAGTTCCTTTTACAAGAAAAAAAGAAATAGATATGAGTTTTGCAATAATTGCAAATAAGAAAACAGAACTTATAGCAAGAGAAAAAGCAGCGAGAGAGTATTCTGCCAGTTGTAAGAGAAATAAGCGAAATAACATCATAAATATGGAAGATGTATGGTGTTTTTTGTCTGCACTGTCAATATGTGTATTTATAATATTAATGTATTTTTTAGGTTGTATGTTATAAGGAGGGAAATAAAAATGTCAGATAGAAGAAAAACTGCTAGTTGGGAAACAGAAATCAAAAGAATCATGCGTCATTTTTGCATGAAAGAAGAAGCGAAACAAGTAATTGCAGAAGTAAAAGCAACTGCTAATGGAACAGAAAGTGATGATTTGCTTTATGAAAGAGCCTGGAATAAATTTCATAGTCTTTTAATGGCATAAACTAATTAAAATAAAATGTCGAAAAATAATGCTTGACAGTAAACTAATTAAAATAATAGAATGAGGAGGAAAGGAAATGACAAAACCATTTTTAGTACATGATAAGATAATAGTAAGCATAGAAGGGAAATGGTATGAATTTCCAACATGGGATGAAGCTTATGATTTTTATTATTTAATGAAGGAGGAATTATCATGTTAGAGTATAATGATTTTTATAACATAGCAGAGTATGGAAATGTGTCATGGAAAGGAAGTTTTTCTGCAAGAGAAATAGCAGAGAATGCATATATTTACTATTCAGATTTTCAATGGAGTAAGAAAAATGAAAAAGTATCACATGTAATCCAAGAACTTGCAAAACTTCTTGCAGAAGATGGAAGTGAAGAATGTAAGGATTGGTTGTACGAAATGGCAAAGGAACTTGATTTGCTTGATATGGATTACATAGACTTTATGGAAACAGACTCGGATATTGTTTCATATTTCTTAACCGAAAAAGAAACCAAAACAGAAACTACCACAATCTCAGGAATCATATTCCAACATGGAACAGATGATTTTGGGCTTTGGGAAGGATTTATGTTGTCAGAAGAAGATGAAAACACAATTCAAACAATTCTTTCTAAATATGAAACAGAAGGTTGTTCCGTTAGGGGAACACGAAAGGAGATAGCAGATGATTTGGTGTAGTTGGTGTTGTAGTGGAACTGAAAGTAGAGGATATGAGTTAAAAATCAAAAGAGAAATTCCTATTAAAGAGATGAAAAAGAAACATCTCAGATGTGAATGTTGTGAAGATTTTGATGAATATGAAATCTATATGGAAGTTGAGGAGATTGAATAATGGAAAATCTAATCACAAAGGAAATGGCAGAAAGATTTTATGGAGATTTATGTGAAGAGGTATACGAAGATAGAACAAAGAATTCCGGTGGAATAATGAGTGAAGAATTAATTGCAGAATACATGAGTATGAGTGTAGAAGACGCAACGAATTTCTGTAAAGCAATGATAAGATTTGGTATTACAGAGCGTCAAGGTGGAATGATAGTAGTGTAAACTACGCAAAATAAAACAATTATTTGATTAGGAGGGAAAATAAATGGTAAGAGATTGTTACAAAGAGATATTTAGATTAAAAGAAATGATGGATAAAGCAGATATTCCATACACATTTGAAGAGGGATTTTTTAATGGTGGAGCGTTGGGTTATCCAAATAGAGAAAACTGTGTTTGTTCTGCCATCGAACATGACGGAAGTTATGGTAGACAGGATGACAAGATTGAAATTATGGGTTTATTAACTGATGAAGAAAGCGAATATGATTCAGTTGTTGGTTGGCTTACAGCAGATGAGGTTTTCTTAAGAATAAAAGCTCATTATGAGAGCAGATAAAAACAATATTTCATTGATTGGAGGTAAATAATTATGATGAAAATTACGCAGAACAAGGGATTTCAAATGACATTTGATAATGGGTTAACCATTTCTTGTCAGATGGGAAGTAGCAATTATTGTAGCAACAGAGATTTTTGTAGAGGATTCCAAGCAGAAATGGGACAGTCTATTACAGAATGTGATAACTGTGAGGTTGCAATCTGGGACGGAAATGATAATTGGATTACTGGCGAAATCTTTAAAGAAATGGAAATGGAAATGGAAAGCACAGAGGATATGGTTGTAGGTTGGGTTGACACTATGACTGTGGCGAAGCTTATTGCTTATGTATCTACACGATAAAAGAGACATTTGATAAGAAGGAGGTGAACGGAAATGAATTACAATTATGAAATTCAATTAAAGAGTGGAATTTGGGTTAAGTGTTCATGCAGATGTTATTACAACTGGAACGGAAACAAAAGAAAACAGTAATGAAAACCTTATTTGATTGAGCAAAGGAGAATGTAATATGAACCCTAGAAAATTACATGAGTATACAGAAGAAGAAAAGAAACTTATGAATGACATCATGGAGAACGGATACAAATTATCTTCTGATGTATTTGAAGAACCGGTGTATGTAGAAATAGCAACATACGAATACAATAATGAAATTTATTATTTCAGAATTGTAATTGGCAAGATTGTGAAGTTTGAAAAGTTGAGCAGATAGAACCAACATTTGATTAGATTGGAGGAAAATTTAAAATGGTATATGTAACATGCAAAAATGGTGATGTTGAAACATTTCTTACATGGAAAGATGTAGAAGAATTTGTAAACGAAAACGGTCTTGACATGGAAGAAGATGTTTGTGAAATAGATTTGTAAATCAAATCCATGTTTGGTGGTGAAAGAAAAGGAGATATTATGAGAGACAAGATTTGGGATTACATAGAAGACAATTTAAAAGATTTTGAATTAGAAGGTGTTGAAATTGCAGAAGAAGATATTGATTGGATTGAAGAGAGAATCAATAAGCATAATACATCTTTGGAAGATGCATGTGACGAATGTCTTCAAGGGATAAGAGATTGTCTTGATGAAGGTCTTGATGACTTGGAAGATGAATAATAAAATCCATATTTGGTTTATAAAAAGGAAGTGAACAAATGAAGCATACGATGAGAAGTGCTTTTAAAAGATGGCTTATATTACATAATGAAGAATGGAGAAACACGGGTTATGTCAGAATCCCAAATTGGTTTAGACATTATATAAGGCAAAATACTGATTGGTCTTATACAGTAACCCATGAACAATCCGCATATTATTGTAATAAGTGCGAATTAGACTATAATGCACGAAGAAGATACAAAGGTCATTACACTTTTGATATTAGTGATGAAGAACTGCTTAGTTTACAAAGAGCAGAATGGATTAAAGATGATGTAGAACGTTAGATAAAATTCGTGTTTGATAGAAAGGAGATTGAGATTATGAAAACTATTCAAGAATTTATTGAAAATTTAAACAACGAAAATATTGACTTGATTGATAAGTTGGAAAATTTAAGTGCATCTGCACAGATAAGTGAAGTAGTTTGTAATTTGTGTCAAGAGAAAGACAACTTTGAATCTGTCGAAGATTATATAAGAGAAATTCTACAAGGTCAAGTTGGAAATTCAGAATTGACAGATGAATATATCGACTTCATTGTTGAGGAAACAGAAAACTTGTATGAACAAGGACTCATTGATGAATCTGATGATTTCACAGGTGGTTTATATAACTGTGATGATTTATATTTATACGCCATAGCGGACGTATTAAATAGGGACATTGATGAACTCACAAAAGAAGAATATGAAGAAATGACAAGATAAAATTTGTATTTGATAACAGAAAGGATTTTATATGTACAGAGTAACAGAAATTTATAGAATTGTAGGCTCTTGTATGAGGCACGACAATGAAAAATGTTTTCTTACGAAATTTATGGCAAAGTTATACTATTCAAAAGCTTGTAAGCGAAATGATTATACAACTATCGAAGAAAAGTTTTTTGATAAATGGGTAGTCCTTGCTAATCATGCTAGAAGCTAAATAAAAATTATATTTTATGGAGGATTTTAAAATGAATGAAGATATGAAATTAGGTTATAACATGTGCGGTCAGAGATTGAATGAAGAAATTGATACTATGATTGATGAGATTCATAATGCTTATATGAATCACACTGATGAAAATGCAAAGATTAGATTAGATGCACAGATGAAAATTCTTTGGCAGTTTAAAGATAAAATTGAAAATGCAATCGCAGATGGTAAATAAAAGTTTCATTTGGTTAGGAGGGAAAATATGAAACTAGATAATAGAAGAACAGTGTTAAATCATGAATATACATGTGAATTAACAAAGGAACTTGATTCTTTAGCAAAATTAACAGACAAGGAATTTTATGATGTCTTCTATCATTACATAGTGGCAGATAATTATTGTAAGAAAGAAAAATGTCTTGCCGTTAGAGTTCCAGGTGGTACTGTTGGTGGCATTTGGATTGATGATAATAACGTAATCACAAAGATTGTTGTTGATACTGAATATGTAGTTAAGACATATCCATCCAATGTAAACGAGGTTATACAGAAATTTATTGGAGAAGTGATTGAATTTGAGTAAATAAAATTCTACTTTGATAAGGAGGGAAACGAAATGAAATATGCAAATATGGAAATCAATTTTACACCTGAAAGACTTGTAGAAATTGCACAGTTGGCCATTGACGGTTTGAGATGTGATGATGAAGATTCTGCATTGGAATACTTTGCAGACACAATGGAGTTAACTGAAGATGAAGCTAGATTCTTTGGTATCAATCCAGATGAAATGAAAGAATATTCTAGATATTAGAAAGGGAACGGTGATTGTATGGAAACTACACCTAAGATTAGAGAATTATTTGATAAAGCAAATGAACAAATAGTACGGATTAAAGCGTGGATTATAGAGCATGAAGATGCTTTTCAGTATATGGATTTAAAACTCCATGATGTAAGTTGGTACTGTTATTCAAAAATGGAAGATGAATTTCCACTTTGTAAAGCAAACGATAGGAATGATGAGTACTCTTATTTCTATATGTTTTGTGATGATGAATACAGAGCAATGGAAGAAACATTAGGTGATATGCATGGAATCGACTTCAAAGATTTTCATCATCAGTTAGGAAGGACATCTTCATTCTATTTGCATGATCAAAATATTATTCAGTTAAGCAGTCACAAAATTGATATTGGTGGCACAATAGAAAGCATCATGAACAATCTATATGGTTGGAACAGTTGGGTTTGGTATAACGACAATGGAACTATCAATGAAGAGAAAACACTTTCTGGTTATGAAGATTATATGTCAAGCGAGGAAGAAATTCTTGAGAACATTGAAAATGAATTGGAGTTTATTATCAATGAAGCTTATGACGAACTTGTAAAAGAAATGAAAGATGTACTTGTAGTGTATGATTACATTCATAACTTCAAAGAAAATCAGGTTGAGTACTTCAAAGAATGGCTACAATATTATGAAGATGAGCTTGCAGAAGAAGAGAGAAAAGAAGAAGAGTATGAGGCTAAACGTCAGAACTTGATTGCAAGATTTGAGAATCCGGTATTAAGGGAAATCTTAAATAAGTATGTACATAATAATGATGCAATTGAAAACTTACTACAGACAGTGTAGTGCATAAAAGAATAATTTGATAAGGAGGACTAAATATGAGATTAGTTTACAAAGCAACCGGAAAAGAAGTAAAAGTAGGAGATGTTATAGAAACATCAAGAGGAGAAAAGTGTAAGGTAAAGTATTTTACTGAACCACACAAGCCAAGTTCAGAAGGTAAGGTAACAGTTAAAGAGGAAGGATGTTCTTTCTGTATGGAATATTACGTTTCAGTAATCGGAGCGGAATGGATTGAAAGAGAAGATAGAAACTAATCAAAATAAAAAGAGAGGTGTAATGTTATGAATATAACTAATAAAGACTTTGACACAATCAAAAAGGCTTTGGAACTTTTACCAACTGGAGAAGAGTTCAACAAGTTAAGTAAAGAACACCAAGACATTATTGTAAATGCAGATACTGTGATGGTTAATCTATTGAAAAAGAAAAGAACAAATAATGAGAGGACATCAAAGTATATTGCAGAAAAGAGAAAAGAAAATAAAAATTATGCAAGAAGTAAAAACTAATTAAAATAAAAGAAAGGTAGGTAGTAAATATGAGAGATGTAGTTATGAAAAAGAAATTATTATTCCCAACACTTTGTTTGGGAGTTGGCAAGGGACAAGGTTGTAAAACACTTGAAGTAGATATTGAAGTAAGAAAAAGAACATTTACAGATTATGAAACACGACAGGAAGTAATTGGATATGAATTTTCTGCTTGTGGTTCAGGTCTTGGTCATGGCGGTCAGTGTTTAGACCATTTCAAAAACAAGGCAGAACAGTACATGATTGATGAAAGCAGAAGAGAATTATTTAATCGTGTATTCGAAATTTGGAATGAGTATCATCTGAATTCTATGATTGCAGGAACTAAAAAGCAAGAAGAATGCTTAGAAGAATATAAAGCTAATCACAAATATGATTATACAGAAGCATGTAAGTATCTTGAAGAACATGGATTACTTGAAGATAACGGATACAGATATGGAACTTCTTGGTTAGGCAAGCAGATACCAACGGAAATTATGGATGAAGTGTTCAGTTGGGAGAACATTGAGAACTTCACTAAAGAAGAACTTAGTGTAATCAGAAGAAAACTCATTCGTGAACACATTAAAAACAGTAAAGCAAATTAAGAAAGGTAGGTAATTACTATGGAAAAAATTATGATTAACGGAAAAGAAAGAGAATATGAAGTATTTGAGTTGACGAGTTTTGAACTTGATAAAATTAAAAGAAGTCCATCATTTGAAAATGTAATGGACGATGATGATGTTGCATTTGAACAGTTTAACGATGCATCAGATGGTAATTATATTTGTGATTATATTTCTGAAATCGCAGATGATATGTGTGATTGCTCAAAGGTTTGGGACAATGCAAAATATATGCAAGAATACATAGAAGAGGCAGTAGCACAAGGCTTGGTTGATACAAGGGAATTTGATTTAGATAGAGCATTTATTGCAGGTGCTTATGAATATTACACTCAAGCATTATATAAGAACTTAGATGAACTTGCTTGTAATTACATATTGAATTACTTGGACGGAACAGAAATTTGTGTTGCTTATGTTGGAACAGCAGAGTTTGATATTGAAAGTGAAAACATATTTGAAGAAATTATCAGAAGACTTGATGACAAACTCGATGATGTTTCAAATGTAGATAACAATGACAGATTTTGGGATTTAGAAGAGATGGCGATGGAAATGCTTGATGAAATTTTTGAAGAAATGTTAGATGAAAACGAAGGTCTTATCATTGCAATCGAAGAGAACTTTGAGGATACTTTGCAAGATTGGATTGATGAGAATGAAGAAGAAGATGAAGAAGAGGAGGATTAATTATGAGAGTATGGATCAGAAATTTAAAAAAGAACTATGACAAAGAACTGATTTTACCGGTGCATGAAGATACATTGAAAAGTGAATTAAAAGACGGAGAATACATAATCATTGATTATGATGCAAGGGTTCTATCTCCTGGACAGTATGATTCCATTGATGAACTGAATGAGTTCTTAAATGAGTGTAAGGAATATGGAATCGAAGAGTGGGAACTTGGTATCCTATCAAGAGTTCTTTTATATCACGAAGTAATTGAACGCATACAAAACGGAAGCTTTATTATATTTGATTTTGATGGAACTACTTCTAATTGGAATTGTGGAAGAGGTGGAGATTTCACATCTGATTATGACAAAGGACTTGCACTTCACGAACATGGTTATCCTCTTCCGTTTGAAGGTTTATATGATGAATCAATGGAAGATTGGATTGATTGGTCAATGTTGTGGACTGACGCAAGCTGTAGTGGCTGGCACGAAGTAAGATTTAATGATGGTTGCTACTTGGTATGTACAAGGTAAATAAAATGAAAGTTTGATAAGAAAGGAGTTTCCTATGAGTTGGAACAATTTATCTGAAAGAAGTAGAGAATATATAGAAAGATATATTCGCAATACTAATAAGACAAGAGAACAGGCCTTAGAAGAAAAGCTTGTTCAAGAAGTTATTCATGAATACGAATATGGAAATAAAGAGAGAATGATATTTGCTTAATGAAAGGAGATAGCAATGGATATATTATTAAAGGAATTCAGATGTAATGCAGAACTTCATGGTAAAGTGGTTGACCACTTGATTGCTAAGAAAGTTCCATTATCACAAGCAAACTTATTCTTCCAACCGGAAACATGGGAAATATTAAGTGACAAGATTGAAAGTCATGAATATCATTTCAGTCCTTTGATTGAAGGTTATGTTGATAAGCGAAACGGACAACCTATGAATTATGAATCAGCTTCAAATAGAAACTTTGAAGATGTCCGAAAGATTTACATGATGACTCCAATGGATAGAGCAGTTGCACATATGATTTATCTTATTTACTACAGAAAGTTTATTGGAATGTCACATGAAAGATGTGTAAGTTACAAGAATGGAATTGGAACTTCTAAGGTTGCTAAAAATCTTTCAATGGAAATGCAACAGAAAGGTTTCTATGAAGGATATAAAGCAGATATTCACCATTATTTTGATGATGTAAACATTAAAACAATTGAAAATCAATTGATTGATATGAAGTCACAATCTCATTTAGATGGTTTGCTTTGGGAACTTTATCATGATGATAGAGTTATGGTAAATGGAGAACTAATACATAAGCATAGAGGACTTATTCAGGGTTGTGCATTTGCTTGTTTGTTAGCAAATCTTATTCTTAAAGATGTTGATGAAATGATTTGTAATATGAATGTAATCTATTACAGATATTCAGATGACATTATTGTTCTGGGAAAAGATAAGGATACGGAAATTGCAATGAAAACCATAAAGGAATACTTGAAACCGAAAGGATTACAGTTACATCCAAAGAAAGTACAGAGAGTTGATGCAAGGAACAATTGGTTTGAATTTCTTGGTTTTAGCTTTAAAGGAAATATGATTTCAGTATCTAAGAAAACATTAGCAAACCTTGAAAAAGAAATCAAAACTCGTACAGTTTCTAAGACAAGACAAGCACACAAGCCAGCAAACAAAAGAGAATTGCAAAAAATGATTGATGATTTACAGTGGTATTTCTTCACAGCATTTGCAAAATCCCAAGAGAACTTTGGTATGGGTGTATATCTCTTTGGAACAGTTAATGTTGAACATGACTTGAAAGCTCTTGAAAACTATTGTAAGGATTGTTTAAGAGCAGCCTATACAAACAAGTCAAATATATATGGACTTGGATATGTAAATAGAAATGGTTATGTAATTGATAACTGTAACAAAGGACAGAACGTAAGAGCCAACAGAGATAAAACGCAAACAGAAGATTGGGATCTTCTTAAAGAGTGTGGTTGGGTTTCTCTTATGAAGATGTATAACGATTATCATACTAATATGGATTTGTTTGAGAACTCTGTATTCAGAATGATGAATGGACTTCTGTAACTGAAACTAATTAAAATAATCAATCACAAAAATCAATTCATCCGACTCACCAGATTTATGGGACGGTATATCTCACCGTCCCACATCTGGTTAGACGTACTCATATCTAAACATATAAAGTGAAATAGATGTGGTTGATTATAGAAAAAGAATTCATAATTACAATATCAAATATCAACGATGAGTAGCGCTCAGAAGGCGATTTATCACATCGCCTTCAGTGCGTTGCTCATCTGATAATATCTAAAGTCTTTAAGTGATAAAGATGTAATTGTGAATTAAAAAATGCTTTACATAAATTCAAAATTGGACTGGAAGATAAGCTTTCATGCGTCTTACCTGACGCCTTTCAAGCTTCCTTTCCAGCAATTTATATCTAAATTATTTAAGAGAAGCAAACATGTAAAGCATTTAACAAATACCTTGTATAGATTTCAAAGTTTCATCTGGTAATATGCCATCTCAGGAGGTTCATCACCTCCGAGATTTTATGATTACCAGAAAACATATCTAAATAAATAAAGGAAAATAAATGTGCAAGGTATTTCAAAGAAAGGAGAATGGATATGAATCTACACGAAGTATTAACAGAGATGTGTAAGGAACACATTAAGATTAAGAAAGGTGGTTATGCAGACTTACTTCACTTCAATCAGAAAACCAAGACAATTAAGAATGGAAACACAGTATTGGTTGAGAACGGAAAGATAATTCCGCAAACAATCAAGCTAACAGACGGAAGAGAATTTGTTCTTGAAGATGATTGGGGAGAAATAAAAGAAGAGTTTTATCAAGGTGTTGAAGATAGATTCAGAAGATATTATTACTCTACACCAGGTAAAGTTGATAGATTTGTAAGAGCAAATTTCTTAGCAAAGAACCTTGAGAAGATGACATTCGAAGAACTTATGAGTTCTGCATCATCAAACAGAAACATTGCTAGATATGAACTTGAATGGTTCGTAATGGCAAATGCAATCAAGGGAAATATCCCTTGGGTAAATGGTAATTGGTTTTGGCAGAGCAATGTTTTGCCCAAACTTATTATATACAAAGAGTGGTTATAAGAAAGGAAAAGGTGAGAACATGAGTAAAATTTACTGTCCTAACTGCGGATCAGAAGTACGGCTACCGGAAAAGAGTAGCATTGGAATCGGAATGACGATTTCAAAAGAAACTAAAGGAGATTATGCATTGCCTTTAGAAACAGTAAGAAACAACAACGCAACTGAAAACAATAATAATGTAGAGAATAAGGAGAATAAAACCATGATGAATAATAATATGAACGGAATGAACGGATTTGATATGGAAGCTTTAGCAAAGATGGTAGCAGCACAGTTGAGTGGACAGAATGTACAGACACAAACAGTTGTGCAGAATGCTCCAAAGGTAGATGTAAGTCAGTTGAATGACAGTGATGTGATTGATAGAAATCATTGGGCAGAGAACTCACAGTTCTATGGAAAAGAAATTTGTGGGTATGCTTATAATCCTTATATGATTAGACGTTTCTTACCTTCTCAATTCAATCAGTTGATTGAGAAGTACAATGGAAATGTACATAAAGCAATTACTACTGAATATCCTTATATGTATTCTATTAAGTACACATTGGAAGAGGTTAGAAAACTTGCAATGTTACAGAAGAGAGATATGATTGCTTTCCATGAAAGAAAGTATGTGTTTACTCTTAATCAGTGCAAAAAAATCTTTGTTGAGTATATTAACGCAGTGATTGAACATCTAAACAATGAAGCAAATAAATTTGTTGTATATAACAAAGTTGATAAGGAATATGGTTGTGGCATTAAGGGATTCGGTTGGATTAAAGCTGGTGTTGTTGCAGAGAAAATTGAAAAACATCAGGTTGTTAAGTATCTTGAGATGACAGATGAATTTAATAATGTGTTTAACTATCTTAAAGATATGAAATCAAAGGTTGAAAGATGTTGGACTTATAAGGAATTGTACAGAATTATGTCTGCAAAAGATTTAATCAAGGTTCCAGCAGAACATAAGAAGTCAGTAGATTTCATGGATTGTTTCATCAAGGCAGGTAGTTATTACACATTGAAACAACAGTTGATGTTTAATGAAAACATTTATTTTAAGGGAGATCGTGGTAGAGCCGCTGTGATTAAACTTAGAAATTTCCTTGAAAGAGGTTATGAAGGTTATAGAATCTATGCAATGTTAAAAGAAGTTAATGGCATTAGATAAATAACTAATTAAAATAAATGTGCAAATTAATTCAACTATTGCACAGCTTCTTGGAGCGAATTTACTCCTTATTATCACAAGGCAAATTCGCCCAGGAAGCTGCAATGATATCTAAATCGTTTAAGAGAAACAAATGTTTGCACATTTACAGAATAAAAATAAACATAAGACGATTCAACTTTCTCCGGAAACGAGGATGTCTATAATCCCTAACTGGATTATGAACATCCTGTTTCAACGGAAACATATCTAAACAATTTAAGATAAATAAATTCTTATGTTTATTAAACAGAATATAACAAATTAACTTCAACAGTTTCTACTGCACAGGAGGCAGTTTAGAAGCTCTAACTAGCTTCCGAACTGCCTCAATGCAGGAAACATATCTAAAGTATTAAAAGAAAATAAATTATTTGATG